GGGCGTTAGTTGGGGCGTTAGGATCCCTCGCTCCCTGTGAGCGACCACCTCGCTCCCTGTGAGCGACCACCTCGCTCTGTGTGAGCGACCCACCTCGCTCACTGTGAGCGAGGTCAAGCCGGTACGTAAGGGCCTTGCCCCACCCTTGGGAGTGAACTATTTGCTTCACCCGAAGCGACGCCAGGGTGCGCTTGACGGTCGAGATGTGGAGCCGCGTCTTGGCGGCGAGAGCCGCCTGCGACGGGAAGATCCGCTTGCCGTAGTCCGCCAGGGCGAGGAGCACAAGCAGCTCCTCGGAGGTCAGGCACGGCGCCAGGCGGAAGATGTCGCCGGTCCTGGCGTGGTCAGCCGTCCGTGGCTTGCTAGGCATCAGAAGGGCACCTCCTCGCTCTCCCACACGTCCACGCACACTGGCCCCTTCTCGCGGTCCTCGAGGGTGAGGTCGAGCCGCTTGCCCTTCAGCGCGTCCTCGCGCTGCTCCTTGAACGTGGTGAACCACTCCACGCCGTCGCCGGCCTCGAGGCCGATGCGCCAGTAGGCCTTGCCAGCCTTGCTGACCTTGGCCTCCACCCCGGCGCAGACGCCGGACACCGTCCGCAGCCCCTTGGCTGCCTTCTGCGGCGTCCGCTCGGCGGATGGTGCCGGAAGGCGTCGCGGAGCCTCCGAGGCCGCTGCGGGCATCCTGCTGGCTTCCTGCGCCGCACCAGCGTCGTCGTCCTCCTCGGCAGCCAGGCAGAGCAGCGCATTCAGACCGTATCGGCGGAGGTAGGTGATCACCCCGCCCCGGTCCTGCGGCTTCAACGGACACGGCGCGCGTTGGGTGCTTTCGATTGTTTCGCCCGACAAGTGCACGAGCCTGGTCGTGACCAGCAGATCCGGGCCGTCGTTGGCCAGCAGCTGGCTCACGACCAGGCCGTGCTTCGCTAGCGCGGGCCGAACGACGGCCATGACGGCCGACAGGGAGGCGTACTTGTAGGGTTTGCCGCCGTAGGCGGTTGACTGACTGTCGAAGGCCGGAGCCTTCAGATCAGGCTGCGCCTGGACAAGCGCGGCAGCCAGCTTCGACGCAAATGCACCTGTTTCCACCACGTGCTCCTTGCGCACCTGATGGCTGGTCGGTAACAGGCCCTTGCATTGCGTGTTCTGTTAAACGAGAACAGCGGACCTTGAGAATCACCGACCCCCGGCCATCACGTGCGACTGCGGAGTCTATCGACCATACCCCGAAACTTCTGCATTTTTCTCTGTCTTTGCTGTTCCTCGGTCTGCCGCGTCAAGGCGGCGCGTAACCGCCGCACGGCCCGGCACTTACTGGAGCCAATCCGGTACCTCCAGTCCCAGCTGCCCTGCGGGTCACAGGACAGCGCCCAACGGCCCTGCGGCCATTCGTCGCGGCGAACCAGCCACCAATCCCCACGGCCGGCATCCATGCGCCGGAGGGACGCCCTTACGGAATCGTCCATGGCAGTAGCCTACCAGCATGGGCGAGCTTTTAGTCGGCGTCGTTTTGGCGTCACCCTTCCTGATACTGCTGTTCATCTACCTGTTTTTACGGTCTGCCGTCCGCTCCGGCGTTCAGCACGCCCAGCGCTCGGCACCGCCGGCGGCCCATCCAGCGCCGGAGCCGCCGCGCATGGTCGCCACGGGCCTCACCGAGGCCGACGTGCGCCGGATCGTCCGGGAGGAGCTGCGGGCAGTCCAGGCAGAGGCGGCGGCTCGGCGCGGCGGTAGCCCAGGCGCCACATCACCCGGGCCATCTCCCGCGCCATCTCGGTGACCGTGTTCTCCTCGAGCTCGGGCCGGCAGCAGTGGATTAGTTCGTGCAGAATCGTGTCGAGGAGCTCTTCCTCGGACTGCCAGGTCGCCACCCGGATTACCCGGCCCCGGGCGACGCCCGGATCGTCCATCCGGCCAAAGTCTTTCAGGTTGCCGCTGGCGACGAAGCGCCACCACTTCCCGCCGAGCTTGACCCTCACGACGCCCTCCTGAAGTCGGCCGCCAGCCGGTAGCGGTCGGTTGCCGTGCGCTCGAAGTACAGGCGCATCCAGACGGCGCCGAGGGGCTTGGGCGGACCGCCGCGCTCGACGTGCCAGCCGCCGTAGTGGTCGCCGTACTCGTCCTTGTAGGTGCCGCACCTGACGTGGTGCTGCGCGTCCAGGCGGACCTGCCAATCGCCCTTCTCCGCGTGGAGACGCTCACGGCCGACGGTGTGCCACCAGGAGTCGTGCGTGTGCCCGCCGACGATGATCTGCGCGTCCGGGGTCCACGAGGCGATGCGGCGGATCCGCAGGGTGTCCATGGTCATCAAGCCGCCGCCGCCGCTGCCGTGGAAATACTTGAGGTTCAGCGTGTACGTCCGCGTGTGCCACTTGACGTTGAACACCACCCAGCCGCCGTACCCGCCCGAATGCACCTTGTGCCCGGAGGTCTGCGTCATCCGCTCGCACAGGCGCTCGGTGAGGTCGGTCTCCTGGTTCTTCAGCACCGAGGTCTCGTGGTTTCCCCTGGCGACGACCACGAAGTTCTTCGCGTACGGCGCGTAGAAGTCGTGCGCGTACTTCACCACCGAATCGAAGTAGTCCGGGCACGTGGCGTGTTCCGGCCGCACCCCCGCCCGGCTGCGCCTGGGATCCGCCCGCCCCTCCAGGCAGCAGAACAGGTCGCCCACGTCGATGATCCCCGCGCCGAGCTCCTTGGCCTCCTCGAGGTGCTTCCGCTCGAGGTCGTGGTCTGCCTTCGGGTTGTCGTGGTGCCTGTCCGACGAGAGCAGCCAGTGGCTCTCGGCGCGGCAGCCGGTCATGTCGAGCTGGACGAGGTGGATGTTCCTGGACTTCTGCTCGACGGTGAACATGGGTTTCCCTTCAGCCGCCCGGCTTGAACGGTACGAGCTTGTTCAGCTTCTCCTGGCGCTGCTTGCACCCGCAGCCCGGCTTCTGCTTGATGCCAAGCGCCGATGTCGCCTTGGCGACGAGGTCGCCCAGGCCGCGCATTCCCTCCGGCTCGGCGGGCTGCTTCGCGGCCGGTTGTCCCGGCTGGGCGGCGTTGCGGTGGATGGCGACCACCTCCGCCTTCATGCTGCGGGGGTCGAGCTTCAGCGTCCAGATCAGGCCGGGGGTCGTGACCTGGACATCCTGCATGGACATGGCGATTCGCTCACTCATTGGATGGTTCATTGCAAGTCCTCACCAGCTGCCATGAGCCGCTGACGTATTCCGAGAAGGTCCGCTTGTCTTTCACAAGAGTGCAGCAGCAGTCCTGACAGCACAACTCGCACTCATTGCGTTCGCCCGCGGTCTCAAATCCAGAGCCTGCCGTAAAAGCCTCCGGCGAACCGCACCGCAGGAAGCTGCCGTATGTCCCCCACGCAGGCCAGTCGTAGCTGCCCATTCCGCCCTGGCACGATGGAGCAGCTACCACGATGGCGCAAGTACCTTCCGCTCGGACGTGGCAGCCCAGCACCGGATAGTCACCCTGCACACCGCCTTCCGGCATGGTTGCGGTGTTGGTCCACCACCAAATCGGCGAAACTTGGTTTGGGGTCTGCGGGTTGATCACTGAAGTGCCGAACCCGAAGCAGTAGCAATCTTCGGCGGCAATTCCGACGGGCCCGGCCCATTTGGGGTGCGCAGACACAACGCCGTTTACCGCCTGCACCGGCATGACCATGTACCCGTCGTTCGCGCCTGATCCGACTACCTCCCAAAACGCCCCGGCACCTGGCTGGAAGTCCTCCGCCGGCTGTCCCATCGGCATTGGCGTCCCGTACTCAATGTCCACTCGAGCTGGAGGTACTCCGACATTGAGTGGAATCACGACATCCTGGTCAACAAACCACGCGGCCGGGAGATTCTGCGTCCATGCGTCCGCACCGTAGTTTGCCTCACAGACGTATTCCGGCGTGGCATCGATGGCCGCGCGCAGTCCTTCGAGCGTGTACGCCGCGAGCGCCCACTGGTAGATCACGTTGTTGCCCATGTCCAGGATGCTGAAGTTTCCGCCGCCGACCACGGCCCTCGCCCCGACCGCGTTGTTTCGGGCCATCCTGAATGCGCGCGCGTAATCGTAGTACCGCGCCCGATTCCACCACCTGATCTGCGGTGCCGACGCGGTGGTCACGTCAGCCGCCGGGTGGATCGTCGTTGACCAATCGAATCCGATGGCGCAGCAGCCGCCGTCTGCGCCGTTGTTCGGCGCGAGGTAATTCATGTACACGGTTCCCGGCGAGAAATCATCGAGCTGCCGCTGGCCGTAATACTGCAGGCTTGTGTCACCACGTACGCCGCCGACCACGGCGCACCAGTAGAAGGTGCTGATCGGGTATGTGATGCTTTGGATCGGGCAGCGGAGCGTGAGGCCGGGTATGTTCACCCCGCTCCAGCCTTCCTCGATGAATTCATAGTCCTGCGGAACATCGTCCTGGCAGTTGATCGGACGGCAATTGCTGCACGTGCCAGAGCACCGCCCGATTCCGAGCGGCCCGGTCGTACGGCTGTCGGACTCGGTGTATGGATCGCCAGGGCACGACGAATGGGCGACAGTCACCTCGTACTTACCTCCACCGCCGAGCTGGAAGTTCCAGGTGATGTAGACCGCGCTCGTCATGCTGACGCCGCAGCACCCGGCGGATCCGCAGCAGCACTGGACCAGGTTCCTCACCGGCTGCTCCGGCGGCACCACCAAAAGCCGCCCCAGGCGCCGGCGGCGAGGATGGCGACGATGACTAGGACGGTGGCCGGGAAATCACTTGCGGCGAGCATGGGAGACCTTCTTCGGGTGCTTCGTGCGGAACGTGCTCCCGAGGCTGCACCCTGCCCCGAACGCGGCGGTGATGGCGACGATGATCCAAAGGATCAGCTGCTGGTCCGAGTTCATTTCTTGACCCTGTAGACAATGGCCGCCACGGCCGCGAGGCCGACCGCGACGGAGATGAATCGCATCGCGTCCCACACCGGGCTCTCCCGGTCGTTCACGTAGGCGACGGATGCATGGACGGAAGCTGCGCTCGCGTCGATCTCATCGAGCTCGCGCTGCGCCTGGACGAGATGGTCGCGGGCGCGCATGGCGGCCGCGCGAACGTCGTTGGTCTCGCGGCTGATCGTGCCGGTGGCGGTCGCGCAGCCGGCGAGGAGGAGGATTGGGAGCACCCTCCTCATCAGATGAACACGCGGTAGGGGATGCTCGGCAGCGGGTCGAATGTCGGCAGGAACTTGCCCTGCTCCTCGGTGAGTTCGATGGTCACCCGCAGGTTCGCGTGGTACTCGGGGTGCCCCGGCTTGACGATGTTGCCGTCCGCGTCGTACTGCGGCGGGATCGGCCCGATGCGGTCGAGGTACGCGCCTGGGACTGGCAACAGAACCAGTTCGCCGGTGCCGCCGCCGACGTCGGTTTCGCGGAGGATGCCTGCGGCTTCGAGCGCGTCATCCATCTGGGCTTCGGTGTTGGTGCGGAGGAGGTAGTCGGTCATGTTAGGTAGTGATGGTGGTGAGTCGTGCGTCTGGCAACCGTGTCGGCCAATACTTGACGAGGCTGACGCAGTTGTTCAGGAAGTCGCGGTTGGCCGTGCTATATGGGTTGGTCTGCGATGCTGCACCGATGACTAAATGGGTGATGTTCGCAAGGTTCGGCACGTTCGCGCCGTTCGTTGTTCCGTTTCCGAACGTACCGGTGGTGGTTGATCCGTTGACCGAAAGCGATACCGGCAGTTGCAGGGTTGCGCCTGATCCGGTATTTGCTCCGAAGGAATACGCCAACTTGTTCGCACCAGCCGTCTGTGTGCTGCGGGTGAGGTTTCCTGTGCCGTCCCACCATGCCAAGTTTCCGTTGGCACCTCCATTAGCGTGGTTTACTCCGATCCACCTTCCATTGACGTAATCCGTGCTGATTACGGTTCTATCTTGCGTTCCAAACTCACCACGACGGTAGTTGACTTGGAACGTGCCTCCGGTTGTCACGAAGCCGAAGGCAGACAGCGCGATGGAACACGAATCCGCATTCCGCGTCGCCGTGCTTGCGCCCGTGGGGATGTAGGAGGACGCGCCGGAGCCGGTTTCCAGTTGTGCGCCCCAAAGTTCGATGCTGTCGCCGTTTGTGTGGATGCGGATGCCGACGCGCTGCGCTGCCGTAGTCGCAGCGAACGTGTAGCGAACCCATGATGATGTGATCGCCTGCGTCGTGTAGGTAGATCCGTTGTCAAGCGTGTAGTCGATGGGCCCGGTCCCGCTCACTCTCCGCAGCCAGATGCTAAAGGTTCGCGCAGCGGATGTTCCCATTGCGGTCGTGCTGATGATCGTCCCATGTGTTGCCGACGCCGTCACACGCAGCGCGGTCGTTCCGTTCGCGGGATCGGTATTGTTTGTGCTGTTGCGTGTGATATGGGTATCGGCCCAATTGTTGCTTGCACCGCCGGATGTAGCGAACGACTCGGACCAGTTCAGAAGGTTCGTTGCCGTCCCCTCAATTAGCAGTCCGCGAGGAGTCAGCGTGGTCGGGTCGTGGTCGAAGCGGGCCACGTTGTTCGATGCGGTTGCGACCAGCCCGCTTGCGTTGATGAACGTCCCGGTGCTCGTCCGCGTGAACGTCAGGCGCGAGTCAAGGACGCCCGTGGTGAAGTCGAGCGAGAGCGTGGAGCCGTCGCCGTCCGGCCAAAAGCTGTGGATTGCCCGCCTGGTGATCATTCGCCCTCTCCTTGTCCTTGGAACTCGTTGAATAGCTGCGAGTTGCAGTGCACCGGGTTCTGCTCGCTGAACCAGTACAGCGTCTTGCCCTCGTCGTCGTACTCGACGTGCATCTGCACGTAGCCGGTCAGGTCGGTGGTCCTCCACGCCGCCGGGTTCTGCTGGAGGTCGTAGCTGCTGCCCACCGGGCCCATCGTGACGTTGACCCCGAGCGTGCTGCCGTCCGAACGGACGCCGTCGTTCGTGATCTCTCGGAGGTTGTAGGCAAGCTCATGCGGGTCGGTGCCGCCGTTCTTGCCGAACGTGGCCTCGAACACTCCGGGCACCGACTCCACCAGCGGGACCGGCGCCCCGGTGCTTGCGTTGAGTGTGAACGGCACGAACTTGTAGCGCCAACGCCCGGGTGCGAACAGCGTCGCCTCCGTGAGCTTCGCGAGCCATGTGGATCGCTGCATCCCATGGACGACTTGGCGTTGCGCCCAGGCGATTCCGTCGGCGTTGTCGTTGACGGTCTGCGTGGCCTCCGTCCAACCGTTGCAGACGGAGGCGTTCGCCTTGCCGAAAAGGCCGTTGTTGAAGATCGGTCGCTGGAAGCTCACGGGGGGAATGCCGGGTTGGGGTTCTCGATCGCGTCGCGGATGTTCCCGGTGCCCAGGTCAAAGTCCAGGAGATCCCAGAACTCCTTCTGATCCTTGAACGGCTGGTACCAGGCGACGAAAAGCATCGACTGCGTCGGCACGGTGTTGGGCGCGGCGCCCCAGCTCGGCCCGGGGCCCATCAGCGGGTAGTTCGCCTTGTTCGGCGCCGGGCGCTGCTCGAGGTGTTGCCAATCGTCGGCAAGGAACCTGTGCGAAACCACCAGCCACTCCTCGTTCGCGTGGTTGGCGGACCACCCGAGGTACGTCACGTATCCGGCCGGCCAGCCAAGGAACGCCGTGTCGTTTCGGCTGTTCACGTACTCGCTCGTCCACTCGCTGGGCGGGTCCGGGCTCGCCGCCGCGCCGCCGAGGACGGCGTTCGCCTCGTTGAGCGTCCGGTCCCACAGGAAATCGACCTGGATCAGCTGCTGGCTGATCTTCACGACCAGAGGCTGGCCGTTCACGTCCACCTTGTCGCCTTGGATCCATTGGGTCGGCGGGTACGGTGCGTTTCCCTCGGCATCGACCCCGGAGCTCACTTGCCAAATGGCCGTTCCTGTTCGGTAGATGCCGAGCGTCCGCTGCTGCGTGGACCGGGTGATCTTGAACCATGGGCGGTCGCCCTGTCCCTGGTCGAACTTCGGCCGACGGCTTCCCCAGGTGACGCGGACATTCCACGCGAGCTTCGAGGCCGGCACGGGCGTGATGTCGATGCTGCGGCAGATGAAGCTGTTGTTGAATCCGTTCGACGGCAAGCCGCCGAGCGATCTGCGCTGCCCCTGCTTCGGTACGAGCGCGTCCTCGACCACCTCCCACGCCGACTTCGCGACATCGTCCACGTACAGGAACGACTCGGTCCAGCGGATCTCCTCGCCCGGCGAGGGAATCGAGATGGTGTCGGTCTCGGGCTTGCGGATCAGCTGCGCCATCAGTTGCCTCCCAGCTTCCGCTCGAGGAGCTGCAGGATCCGGCCCGCCGGGGTGTAGTCCATGAGGTACGACTGCGTTGGGCCGACAATGCTGCCCGTGGGGTCCACCGTGGAAAGCACGTCGCGCACATCTTGCGAGAACTTGCCGGGAGCCTCAACCAAGTTAGCCGGGTTGATCGTTTCGGCGATGTTGGCGGCCTTGTTTATCACTTCGGAAAGGCGGACGGTGAACTCTGCAAGCGCGTGTGCCGCGGCTGCGCCGAAGACCGCGAGGTTTACGAGCGCCTGGCTGATCGCGTCCTTGTTGGCGACCAGGTAGCTCGTCACTTCCCGCAGCGCCTGCGCGGTGATCTCGTCGGCGCGCGCAGAGGCCGGGCCGAGGGCCTTGCCGAGCGTCATGTCGGAGCGCATCCGCTCCATCTGCAGCTGGGCTGCAGCCATCGCGCCTTCCATGCTGAACGCGCTGCCGAGATCCTTCAGCCGGCTGAACTCGCCGACCGCATGATTCACCGCCTGCCGCAGAAAGTCGCCGATCATGCCTCCAACGAACAGGCTTCGGATGTCCGCCACGGCGTTCTGCAGGCGCTGCACCTGTTGCAGCGCCGCGTTCACCCCGGCCTGGACGCCACGGGCGTCCGCGGTCAGGGTGATCACGGCCTTCATGTCACTCCTTGCCACGGCGCACCGCCTTCCTGAACTCTTCGATGCCCGACTGCCTCCACGGGAGGAGCGAGTGCGGCGCCTTTCCGGTCAGCGAGCAGGCGACCACCGTGAGCAGGAACTCAATGCGTTCCATGGTCGTGAGCTCCTTTGACAGTCCGATGGGCGCATCCATGCTCGGCATCAGCCTCCAGAGGCGGCGCTCGGCCGCCGAGTAGGGTGCGAGTCCATCACCGCCTGCGCGAGCGCGTTGCCGGCCGAGAGCGGGAGATCGAGCACCTCGTCCCGCGTGAACGGGCGGCCGTCCACGTGGCGGACCACCGCGTGGATCCAGCCCAGGTCCGCGAGGTCGACCCCGATGGTGTCCCGGACGCGCACCTCGCGGACCTCGACGGCTCCGACACCGTCGAGGTCCACGCGGCGCCAGGATGACCCGTTCCCGGTCAAGAGATCACCGCCGTCTCGACGAACGTGACCGTGTAGATGGCCGCGTCGTCCATGGCGTAGGCGAACTCGCAGCTGGTGATCGCCACGTCCATCGACAGGCTCGGTGGGCCCGACCAGACGATGCTGGCCGGGTTCGCGAGGTTGATCGACTCCATGGCCGTCACCACGGTGCCGTGGCTGTCGCCCACGTACGCCTCGAACGTCCCGCCGCGCTTGACGCGGCCGGGGACGGCGAACTTCTTGGTGTCGCTGTGCGAGGTCACGTCGACCTCCTCGGCCTGTCGGGTGATCGAAAGGCTGCGGATCGGAACGGACGTTCCCTCGATGGTGAGGGTTCCGCCCCACCCCATGACTCGTGATGGCATCGCTCAATCCTCCGTGTACTGGAACTCCGCGGTGAGGGTGCAGATGCGCTCGGCATCGGCTTGCCCGTCATCCGGAGCTGCCCGCGTCTGTTGAAACTCGGCCCCTGTGAGCTGGAACTTCCAGCCCGATTGCGTCCATGTGCCGTCGACCACGGCCATGACCGTCTGCGCGGTCGACCAGGCGGTCGCGGCGCTGTCGGCGACGCAGTCCATGCGCACCGTCAGCGTCCCGGCGTTGATGTTGAGCCCGTCCGCATGGAGGAACGGCACCATGCGCGTGACCTCGTAGACCACGGCCGGCGTCGCGTCACCCTGCCGGCGCAGCTCGGAGCTGACCGGGATCGCCATGCCGGCGTCCAGCTTCGCGTACAGGGCCTCGAGGAGGGTGCCGGACGGCATCAGGCGGCCCTCCGGCGGACGGGCCGCATGACTTCCTGCACGAGGTACGCCTGGGCACGGCGGGCGAGGTCGTCCGCGCGCCGCATGGCGATCCTGCTCGACACCTTGAAACCAGGGATGCGGCGGAAGCGCCCGCGCCTTGCCTGGTCGCGGCGGGCGGTCCTGGCGGCGTTCGCCCTGGCGACGATGGCGTCGGCCTCGGGCTTCCGGGCGTTCCAGGCCATGCGGACGCCTCGGTAGAACGCCTTGCGGGCGTCCTTGCCCTTGGGAAGGCCCCCGGCGGCCTTGGTCTGCTCGGCGAAGAACAGGCTGCGCTGGCGCTTCAGCCGGTTGGCCTCGGCGCCCATGGTCTGGTACGCGGTTGACTTCCCGAAGTGCCTGTGGCCGTGCTCCAGAATGTGCCAGAGCTTCACGAGGCCGCCGAGGCGGTAGTTCGCGCCGATCTCGAGGCGGGCGATCCCGGCGGCCTTCCCGCGGCGCCGGATCGTGAGCTTGGCCTGCTGGCCGTCGCCGATCTCCCCGGTCACGAGGCCGGAGTTGCGCCGGGCGTTCCCCCAGGCGCGCTGCAGCTCGCGGACCACTGGCGCGGCCGCCCGGCGCATGGAGACGTTGTAGGCCCTGTGGCGGGTCGTCTCGCTCATGGCGAGCAGCCGGGCCTTCACCTGGACGGAGTTGAGCACGGCGGTGATCATGCCGGCTCCGGCTCCCCGGCGCCGATGCCGTCGGCTGAATCGACCAGCGTGGCCGTGATGCGGAGGCGGCGCTTGCGGCCGCCGTCCGGGTCGACCACCCCGGTGATGTTGTAGGTCCGGTTGTCCTCCTGGTCGATCAGCCGGCCGCCGGCCGTGATCTGCGGGTGCCAGGACGACTCGATCACCACGTCGGTGCGGATGGCGACGCCCATGTCGTCCATGACCTCGCGCTGCGTCGGGGTCTTGACCCCGGCGATGATCACGACGTTCGTCCAGGCGGTTGACTGCTGCCCCACCGTGTTGGCGGTCACGGTCGGGGTCTGGAACTGGAACGCGTCGCGACGGTAGCCGGCGCCGGCCATCTGTTACCCCACGCTGTTCGGGTTGAACTGGCGCCGGAGCGCGTCGGTGAACCAAGTGCTCGGGGCGACCGAATCGTCGCCGCGGAAGCCGTAGAGCTGGCCCACCCGCTCCATGAGGTAGACCTTCTCGGAGTCCTTCAGGTCGTTCTGCGCGCGCCCGGTGGCGGTCGTGTACTCGTCCCAGGCGGCGCTGATCATCTGCGCGATGATCGCGTCGTCCTGCGCGTGGCTGATCTTCAGCCAGGCCTTGCACTCGGCGGTTGTCGGAATGGTCGCCATGTGTGCTTCCCGCAGCCTCGGGGCAAGGGCCGAAGCCCCTGCCCCGAGGCGCACGTGTGGAAAGGATCAGGCCGAGATCAGCACCTTCACCGCCGAGGTGTCGACCGGCTTCGCGTCGCACCGCATCCGGCTCGAGTAGCGGATGAGTCCCGAGCTGCGCTGGGAGACGTCGTCCACGGTGTAGTTGATCACCGAGCGGTCGATGATCCGGTAGCCGCGCTTGAAGTCGCCGAACGCGATGCTGCGGGTGCCGGCCGTGTAGGCGGTCGGCGCGAACTCGGACAGGTAGACCGGCTTGCCCATGAACAGGGCAACGGCGCCGTCCTTGAGGATGTTGGCGTTCTCGCCGTTCAGGATGAGCTTGTTGCTCGCCACGCCCGACTTCACGATCACGCCCCACAGCGCTTGGTTCATCAGCCAGGCGGCGCCCGGGAGGTAGGCCGGGTTCAGGGAGTAGTACAGGTCGATCACCTTCTCGATGGTCGGCGCAGCCGCGGCCGTGTAGTTCACGCCCGTGTAGCCCGCGCCGCTGTGGAAGATGCCGCGCGGCTGGGACGAGCCCGTGCCGGTGGCGAAGAAGCCCTCCCACAGGCGGCCGTGCGCGCGACCGTGCTCCTGCACGATGTTCTGCGCCACGTCCCAGGCGGTGTCCTGCAGCGCCTCCTCGGTCACGTCGGTCTTGACGCCCGACTTGTACGCGCTGAACTGCACCTTCGTGGTGGTGAAGTCCTGGTCGCTGTAGGCCGCGCCCTCGGCGATCAGGGACGCCGTCATGCGGGCGTTGATCACCGACACGTCGGTGTCCACGCCGCGCACCTCGACGGTGGCGAGCTGGCGCAGGACCGACTCCTGGTCGAGCGCCTTGATGAACTCGCCCGACAGCTGCGGCATCGTGGCGTTGGTCGTCATGTTGGACGAGCCGCCGGTGATGTTGATGCCGATGGCGCGGTTCTCGCGGAAGCCGCCGCGGGCCCAGGCGCGGAACTCGTCCACCTCGGGCTTCGACAGGCGGACGCTGCCGGACTGCGGGATGGTGTTGGTGACCTTGGCGCGGACCGAGGTCTCGAACTGCTCCTTCGCGGAGCGGATCGCGGCCTCGAGCGGCTCGATCTCGGCGAGGATCTCGAGCTGGCGATCCTCGTTGGCGGCGTCGTACTCGGCGCGAAGCTCGGCAACGCGCGCACGGTTCTCCTTGATGCTCATACCCTGCTCCTTGTTGCCGCGGACCTCCGCGAAGGTCGCGGCCCCGTATGCGGCGTTCTCGACCAGCGACACCTCGTGCAGACGCGCACGGGTGACCGTTCGGGAGGACGCACCCTCCCACGTGTCGGCTTCGACGACGAAGCCAATGCTCATTTGGCTCACCACCCCGCGCTTGACGAGGTCGCGGATCTCGACGGCGCGCTGGGTGTCCCCCAGGTCCGCCTCGAACGCGATGCCCTTCTCGTCCTCGGTGATGGTGAGCGTCCCGCTGCGCGTGTTGGCGAGCGGGTCAGTGTGGTCGTGCATCCACCAGAGGGAGACGTTCCCCTCGGGCTTCAGGGCGCCGGGCGCGATCTTCTCGCGGAACGTGCGCCCGCGCTCGGAGATCGGCAGGCTCCACGTGTTGAACACGGCGGCGTAGCCCTTGACCTTGCCGCCCTCGGAACCGGTCAGCTGCGCGCGGATCTCACGCATCGGGCTGCTCCTCCTGCTGGGCGTCGGGCTGCGGCGTGACGCCGCTGATGACCGGCTTCGGCTCGTCCAGCCCGGGCCACGGCGCGAACCCCATGCGCTTGCGCACGTCGTTCGGCGCGAGCGCGCCCACCTGGAGGAGCTGCGCATACGCGCGGCCGGCGGTTCGGAAGTCGCCCTGCGTGATTGGGCTGAAATCGAACGAAACCGCCGTGCCGGGCGCCGCGAGCTTCGAGGTGAGCTCGGCGGCCCAGTTGGCGGACCAGGCGGACAGCGCGTTGCTGTACAGCTGCGCGATCTCCGGCTGCGTCCGCGCGTCGCTCATGTCGAGCATGGCCGCGGGGACGCCGAACAGCGCCGCGACCTCCTTCACGCCAGCGGCGCGCGCGGCCGCCACGTCCTTCGCCATCGACTGCGCGAGCTGCTCGACCTTCATGCCCTCGCCGACGAAGATCGGCGTCGCGCTGTTGGCGGCGGCGCCGTGCTGCGTCATGAACGCCGTCCGCATGGCGTCGCGGACGGCCGGTTGCAGGGCGCCGGGGTGGCTGAATGCAACTTTCCCGACGAGCCCGGTGGGGGCTGCCGAGTAGAACACGGTCTCGAGGTACGCCAGGGCGGCGAGGCTCGTGGACGCGGCGGACAGCGGCGAGGTGCCCCAGTACGGGTTTCCGGCCGTCGGCAGCGCCTTCCAGTGCAGCACCATGCCGTAGTCGAACGGGACGCCCTTGTACTCCCAGCGCAGCTGCCCGGTGGTCTCCTCCTGCAGCGACACGTCCCCGGTGGAGATCGGCTGCAGGGAAATCGGGTTCCCCTGCGCGTCGATCTCGATGATCGCGAACGCATTCCCCGTGGTGAGCGCTTCGGCCACCATCCACCGGCGGAGGTCCGTTCCCGTGAGCGCGTCGCCCCACGCGCTCCCGGTAAGCAGCTCCTCGACGGTGGATCCTTCGACCGGGTTCCCCTCGCGGTCGTGGACGTGGACGGGAACGCGCGCGAGGTCGGATGCGATCTGGTTGATGCACCGCTGCACCGCCGGCAGCCCGACGATGCTGCTGGCGACGTAGTTGAGCGGGGTCTCCCAGGAGATGTTGGGAGTCGCGCGCTTGAAGATGCGGGACCAAAACGCCATTGGGCGAACTTGATCGAATCGCGGCAGCGATTGCAAGCGTTTTGGAGAAATCCCGGACGAATGGACGCAGGAATCTTGCCGCCCGTGGGCCATTGACCGAAATCAGTCAAGGAGCATCAGAACGCGATCCGGGCTGCGTCCGCCGAGTACATCGACGCCACCAGCATCTCCCGGTCGTGCATGACCTTCACGGCCATGCAACACGCCGTAACGGCGTCGATGTTGCTCGCCGACCTCCCCTTGCTCGGGACGTGGAGGCCCGTGTCGCCGGGACGCAGCCGGCAATGGGCGAGGTTCATCCGCAGGACGGGGTCCGGGGCGAACTGGATCTGCTTGCCGCGGACCATGTCCGCCCATATCGCCCAGGCGGACCCCATGAAAACCACGTTCTGCGGGGCCCGGCTCCAGGGCCAGCCGTGCTTGCGCTCCATGGATTCGCACCAGGCGGACGCCTTGCCGGCCGGGTCGGCCACGAGATGTTTTAGGTCGACCGCCTGGGCGATGGCCTCGATCTGCCGCTCGAGGACGCTGTAGTCCACGGTGTTCCCGAACACCGTCAGCCGGCCGGAGTCCCGCCATTCGCGCAGCGGCTGGTGGCTGCGCTGCTCGTCCGAGGCGATGTCGTTCCCCGCCCAGTAGTGCCAGCTCCTGGAGAGCACCTTCTGTCCGTCCCAGACGGCCAGGTTCAGGCTGGTCAGGTCGCACTGGCTCCCCGAGGCCCACCCGCCCTGGCTGAAGTCGACCCCGATCACGCCCGGCATCCGGGTCTGCCCGAGCTCCCAATCGCCCACGCAGGCGTCCAGCAGGGCCAGCGGGAGCGCCCCGGCGAGGTCGTCGGTGAAGGTCGCGAGCTGCTGCGTGAAGAACTCCTCCCGGTCGCGGGGGTTGCCGCTGTCCAGGAGGGTGCGCTTCTGAAACTCGTACTGGGCAACCGTCGTGTGAACCCCGAGGCCGGGGTGCGCCTTTGCCCAGGCGGCGGGGTCGTCCGGGGCGTCGCCTTGGTCGATGCCGAAGATCATGCCGCACAGCCCGTCGGTCGGCCGCTCCCCGGCGTCGTAGGCCTTCTCGAGCTGCCGGATGATGCTGCCGTAGGGGTTCTGGAACTGCTCGGCGTCGGGCGTGGTGACCACCAGCATCTGCGACCCGCGGACCTTGCTCATGCTCGAGAGCGCACGGCTGAACGTCTCGTCCATGCGCGCGGCCTCGTCGCAGATCAGGAGCTGCGGCGTGATGCCGTCGGCGTTCTTCACCGTGGACGGCCGGCACTTGATGGACCCGCCGGGGTGGACGCAGAGCGCGCCGACCGTGCTCATGTTGCCGCCGTAGAACTCCCACTCCGGATCGTCCGCGCCGAAGGTGTCCTTGATGAGCTTCTGCACCAGCGCCGCCTTCTCCATCTGCGTCGCCAGCACCACGACCTCGCAGTTCTTGCGGCCGGCGCGCGCCGCCTCCTCGACCGTCCACGCCGCAAGGATCGACGCCATGGAGGTCTTGCCCGCGCCGCGGGCGACCTGGATGACCATGACCCGGACCGCCGGGTCGCCGACCTCGTCGCGCAGCGCGACCATCATGGCGAACGCCATCACCGCCCACGGCATCAGCTCCCACTTGAACCGGTCCCGGGCGTAGGCGACCAAGCGGTCAAGCCGGGCGCTGTCCCAGGGGCCGCCCCGCTCGCGCTGGCCGCGGTACTGCGCGCAGAACGCCTTAAGCCGGTTGTTGGCCGGCTGCGTCCCGTCCAGGACGGCCGTCGCGTATGCGTCGGCGATGTCCAGCGCAGACGCAGGGCGCTTCCTGGACGTTCTCTCGGTGGTTTTGCGTGACGGTTGCGCCCGGCGGTTGTTGCTGCGCTTTGACCCCCGGGGGGCCTTGCCGGGGGGATCATCCTTGCCAGGCATTGGCCTTCTCGATTAGCTCATGGCAATCTCGGCACACCGCGACGAGATTGCGTGGATCAATCCGTCCCTCCACGCTCTCCGACCACTTGCGCTTGTGATGGACCTCGGTGCTCGGCCGTCGTTCGCACACCTCGCACATCGGGTGGTTCGCACGTGTGTCACGCGACAGCTTGCGCATGGCGTTGGAGTACTTGCCCGTGTGCGCGCTGCGCTTGCGCTCGGGCTTGCTGGCCCACTTGTTGGTCGGTTCGCTACGCATCGGTCTTTCCCTTCACCAGCGGGCCGAGCACCGAGACCAGGCGGTCGTCGTCCTCGTGCTGCCATGCCGCGCACCAGGGCGAGCGGTCCTCCCGGAACAGGACGATGGCGACCTTCCCCTCGGCGTCCTGCACCGCCTTGTCGAGGATCGACCTCATGTGCCTGTGCTTCGCCGGCTGCTCCTTGTCCCACGAAGGCGAGACATTGCCCTGCAGGATGATCGGCAGCAGCTGCGCCTCGGCGACGTACACGTCGTCCTTCGTCAGCGTGAGGCCGTGGTTCTGCGCTGCGTTGATGAGCCGCCTGTACGAGCCCATCATGTGCTTCACCTCGACGTGCAGCGCGAGGTCGGGCATCGACGGGCAGAACAGGTCCGCCTTGCCCTTCCCCCAACGCTGTGCGCTGCGTTCCCAGTGCAGCCCGGTGATGTCCTCCATGAACTCGCTGGCGCGGAGCTCGCCGCGCACTCCCTTCGCTCTCGAGTTGATCATCGTTCCTCCTGGACTTCGTGCTTGCCGTGCTGCACGGTGGTCGGGATGGGCTGCCTGTCGTGCAGCGCGTCGGGGTTGCCGTAGAGCCGCACGGAGAGGCTCGTGTTCTGCGACTGCAGCTGGAGGTTCTCCACGAGCAGCCTGCGGCTCATGTCGGTGAGCTGCGCGTTCTCCGCACGGACTGCGGTGATGTACTTGGCCGCGTCGAACAGCTCGACGCACCGGGTGCGGTGGTATGCGTCGTAGATCCGCTCGAGGAGGTCGGTGGGCTCGTCGCTCATGCGACCTCCTTCAGCCTGTGCAGGAGCAGCGCGCGGGCGTCCCGGGCGTCGGCCATGTTGACCGTCGCCCTCGACAGGAGCTCGTATGCGTTCGTGCCCGTCCTTGCCCATGCGTCGCAGAGGCGCCCCCAGGCGAGCTGCGCCTCCGGGTAGGTCAGCCCGTGCTGCGCCAGCACCCGCCGGCAGACCCGCTCCTGGGCGTCGATGTCTGCCCTCGGGTCGAGCTGGCGGATCCGGTTTGCCACCTCCGAAACAACCCCCCACCCCCCCGCTCCGGCGTCAGCCGGGCCTAGGTTAGGTGGGGCGTTAGTTGGGGCGTTAGGATCCCTCGCTCCCTGTGAGCGACCACCTCGCTCCCTGTGAGCGACCACCTCGCTCTGTGTGAGCGACCCACCTCGCTCACTGTGAGCGAGGTCAAGCCGGTACGTGAGGGCCTTGCCCCACCCTTGGGAGTGAACTATTTGCTTCACCCGAAGCGACGCCAGGGTGCGCTTGACGGTCGAGATGTGGAGCCGCGTCTTGGCGGCGAGAGCCGCCTGC